TGATATGAAAATGAACCTAGAGCTTTAGTATATACTATTTATTTAAATGATGTTGAAGATGGGGGTGAAACTGAATTTTTACATTTTTCAAAAAGAGTAAAACCAAAAGCTGGTAGAATAGTTATTTGGCCTGCAGGATTTCCTTACGTTCACAGAGGTAATCCACCATTATCAGGTGAAAAATATATTTTAACTTCTTGGTTAAATTTAAGACCTTAAGATGATGTATAAGAACTAGGTCTTGCGCCTAATCTAGAAATTTTATCAGCTTCGCTTTCGCCATCAACATTATCACTATCCCAATTAGATTGTAATTGAGATAAATGAGCAGCATCCCACTTATCAATAAATTGGCTTGTAAAATCACCTAATCCAGCTTCTGCCCAAGTTTGATTTCTACCTAAAGTCCCTGGATACATTTCTACACAATCATTATGATCTTGATTATCATCTATAAATTGTATGGCGTGAATATTTTCCCATTTAGAATCATTCCAAAAAGCATCATCTCCTACTACATAAGCAACTGGCCATCCATCTTCATTTTTTACAGATTGATTTAAAACTTTTCTATCGTCAAAAATTACTGTCCATTTCATTCCTTTAGTTGCCATTTATTCTCCTAAGTTTTTATTATATATATTGCAGTTAAATATGGTTGTAATACAGATGTTGAATCTCCTGTAAAGTTAGCACTCATATTATGAGAGTGCGAACCACCTCCCCCTGCTGATCCAGATGATCCAGGTCCTGTTCTGAAAGGACCACCAACTTCTTGAGCTGGTCTACTATCAGACGGTGAACCCGCTGGGTGCGTGTGAGAAGGAATTTCTGGAGTTGATAAAGTATGCGCCCCTGTAGAACCACCAACATTTCCTGTTGATTGTACTGTTTCAGCTCCACCAGTCGAAGCTAAAGCTTTATTATTAGATTTACTTAAAATTGTTCTATTTTGTAAATCAGGGACTAGAAAAGTAGATGAACCATCACCTGCACCGTAAGTTGTACCTATGATTGCAAATAATGCTGCATAAGTTGATCTTGAAACAGCTGCACCATTACATTCTAAAAAACCTGTTGGAACTGAAGAAGAAGACCATGGAACAATTGTAGCCGTAGGTATACCTTCAATACCTGTAAGGTTTGCTCCTGTAAAATCATATCTAGTTGCTTCGTAATTTGACATATTATTTCTCCATGTAAGTCCAGCCAACATTTGAACCAGAATATACTAATCCAAATCCAGCACCTTCAGTATTTACAACTAAGTCTGAAGACGCATTGGCAATTTTAGAACTATTTCTTCCTACAGTCAACGCATTAGAGTCGAATGTAAATCTTGAATCTATAAAGTGAACCTCATCACCAACTGCTGGTGATGCAGGTAGTGTTGCTGTTACAGCACCACCATTTGTATCTACAAAAAGTTTTGCACCAGCTTGAATAGTTTCTGATGCAGTAATTGTTCTCCATTTTCTGTATTCAACAGCTTTTTCAACGTTAGTTCCATCTGAATACAATACATAACAATTTCCCTCACAAAGTAAAACTCCTGTTCCACCTACTGTTTTAAAAGTTAATGTGTATCCTGCATGATCAGTTCCATCAACTACGTTGTAAACTTTTTCAATACTATTCGGAATAGTTACTGTTCTATTTGCAGCTAAAGTTCCTGTAAGTTTTAAAGTTGCATTTCTAGCATTTGAAATTGCACCATCACTCATAACAAGTGCTACATCAGATGATGCTACATCAATTGCTTGATAACCAGCAATCGCTTGTTGAACTAAATTTAAATTCGTGTTTGTTTTGTCACCCCAAGTACCGGCATTTTGGCCAGTCACCATCAATTCTATTTTAAGATCACTTGAATAACTTGACATATAAAATTCTCCTAATTGTCTATATTATACATTTATTAAGCAGCCAAATCAACTGTAGTCCAAGTATTATTGACACCAAGGTCAACCTCTTGCCATGGAGTTATATTAAGGCTGCCTATAGAGCTTGTCAAGGACTGCCCTGTAACAAAGGCATTTGCATTAGATACTGTGCCCTCTGACCCTAATGACATGCTCATTGCAACACCTGAAACACCAACTATTACCTCAGGAACCTCTACAATAGTACCAATACTAGAAGCTAAGGCTTGGCCAGTTACAGCCTCAATTGTTGTTTGAACTAATGCTGCACTTCCTATAGCTGAGGTTAAAACTGATCCAGTTACTGGGACATCTAAGAATAATCCAGCTTCTTCATTACCTAAAGATAAAGTCATAGACAGACCTGTCATAACTTCTGTAGTATCTTGATCTAAAGCAACTGCAGTTATAGCTGTTGTTAATGTATGTTCACTTACTGTTATTGAAATATCTTGATCAACCTTAACTGAGAAAGTTCCAAAACTTGATGTAAGTGCTTGTCCTGTTACTGCAACGTTTGCGTTAGCTACTGTTGCATCATTACCTATAGATGATGTTAGAGCTAAACCTGCAGTATTCTGAGCTGAGAAATTTACACCCCAACCTAAGTTACCCCAAGTATCTCTACCCCAACCTTCTCCTATTAAGAAAGTAGAATCAATTGTAGTTTGACCCGCTGACATAGACGAACTAATCCCTGTTACAGGTACACCAATGTCAACCACACTAGACTCAGAAGACATTTGTAATAAACCAGCTGTAGTTACAGCTTGGGTATGTGATGTTCCTGAAGTGTCATTACCTACTGAAGTAGTTAATGCAATTCCAGTTACAGCTATATCTGCATTTGCCGTGATTGAAGCAACAGCTGCTGCAGTAGTTTGTAATAATCCAGCAGTTGTGACTGCTTCTGTTGGAGCATTAAGTTCTCCCCATTGGTTAAGTCCCCAGGCATCACCACCCCAACCAACTTCTATAACACCAACAGCGGTAACATTACCGATTGAACTTGTCATTGCTGATCCAACGATAATTGGAACAGGATCTAATATACCAATGGCACTAGTTAAAGATTGACCAGTGGCTGCTATTGTTTGATCAACTACTATTACCTCATTACCTATTGCAGTGGATAATGATTGACCAGTTGTAGAAACCGAAACATCAATTACTATAGTTTCAGAACCAACTGATGTAGTTAACGCTTGTCCTGTAACAAGATTTCCAATTTGTCCCCACTCACTGAAGCCCCAAGTGTTTGCACCCCAACCATTGTTAAGAAGGTCAATTGATGTATCACCGACTGAAAGTAATGCTGCAATACCTGTTGGAGATTCAATTGTATTTGCCTCCATGGTTTGAGTTCCTAAAGCTAAGGCAGAAGCTATACCAGTAACAGAAACACTTTGAGTATTTTGTGCTCCATAATTACCTTGTCCCCAAGTAAATGCTCCCCATGTTGATTGGGTAATATCAAAAATACCACCCATTCCGATGCCATGCACATAACACAAATAATAAAAATCTGTTTGAGAAGATGGTGTTACCTCTACATAACGAGTTGTAGCTGCGTTAAACGTGGTTGTGTTTGTGTATTGAGAGTAAGTTACTGCACCATCTAAATAATAAGTTACTCCAGATGTAAGATATTGATCTCTACTTGTGGTTGTAGAAAAAATTAATGGGTGATTATTGTTTGAAGAATCACTTTGTTCAAATCTTAATGTGCCATCTTCAACCCATTGTACGGTGCCGGGTCCAGTTGAATTCCTAGAACCATCGAGGTAGTAGACATTTCCTGTCCCGCCCCCATATAAATCTCCCGATGCTACGGTAACTGTATAAGTATACTCTGCCATAGCACCGGGACTCCTTTATTAAGCTATTCTTAAAATCGCAGCAGATGTAGTAAATGCAGGGAACTGAATTGTAAATGTTCCTGAAGTTGCAGTTTTGTCTCCGCCAAAATCTAATACAGCCACAGCGTCAGTAGTGTTTGAACCACCACTCGTTGTTGTATTATAGATTAATGCTCCTCTTGCAGTCAAAGTTACTCCGACAAATGAAAGATCAGCAAAGTCTGTAATAGCTGTATTGGTTGCTAAAGATGTTCCTACGTTAACAAGTGCTTTACCGCCAGCAGAATAACCTGATGGTGATGAAACTTCATTTCCTGTAGCATATCCTACTGTAGATTTTCCTAAACTAGCTGAGTTTGTGTACATAGCAAGTTTATATGTGCTTCCGTTTGGAGCTGCTTGAAATTTATGAGCTCCTTCTAACAATTCTTTTTTGAAAGAATTGCATATTGCGTTTGTTGTTATTGCCATAATGGCCTCCTTAAAAGTTAATTGTTCGGAGAGGGCGATGGTATTTTAATTCTCATAACACCATCATCGTACTCCGCACGTCTTCTTCTACCCATTTGTTGTAGGGCAAAATTTTGTAATTCTTCATTATACTTCCCTTTGTAGAGGTTGTATAGATTGTCGGGTCCTTTTAAAAAGCTAAAAGCCTCTGTTAATACACCATGTAGCAACATAGACTCTTGATAAGTTGATAAGAAGGTATTATTTGTTGAAGTGAATTCTGGTGGATCTTTAATATAGTTAATTTGTATCGTATCTGCAGTAGCAGGTGTAGGAGCCACTAAAATTGCAAAATCATCATAATTAGCAAAGTATTTGGGTACCCCTTGTTTATCGGTGCTGTTAAATTCTGATATAAAACTTATGTCTCTTTTTTCTAAAAAGGTTCTATTACCGCTTGAATCTAATCGTTCTACAGATCTTAATACTAATGAATCAGCAGGTATAGTCACAGCTCTATTTCCAGCAGTAAAAGTAGATGTCGCATACTTTCTTAAATCATCATAATCAACCTTACCAGCCACGTCTAATTCTACATGTCTAATAAAATTTTGAATAATTGTATCTGTTAAAACAGAACTACCTACCTCTGTGTAATCTCTTACTTGTGTTAGAAAATTTGGATGTGTTATTGCCATTATGTAATACTTACCTCCACTGAACCAACTATAACTTTTGCTTCTCTTCTAATATTTTGTAAACTAGGATCTTCAGGTATCATACTTTGCATTATTATTGTTTCGCCTAATCTAACGACTGGAAACTCTTGTGTTCTAAAAGCAAATTGACCTGGTAAACTAAGATCCGCTACAGCTACTGAAGCTCCACCACTATCTGAAATAGTACCATCTCCATCAGTTAAAAATTGTTGAGAAGGTTGTTGAAATTTCATTACTCTTGGATTTTGTAAAGCTATGGCATCAGCAACAGTTCTTCTACGTCTTATTTGTGGGTGTTTAGGTTCGAATTCTGTGTAGTGTACTAATGAACCATTCCACTCTTTGACCATCTCCTCGTAAGGATACTCCATACCTGATCTATCAGATATTGCTTTTGATCTTTTACCTGTTGCGTAAGTTGCCATAATTAAACTCCTGAAGGATAAAATGATTGTGGGCTAATATACACAGATGTTCTTTGTCCATCTTCGTCTAAGGCTCTTTTCAATTCATCCTCATAAATAATTTTGTTTTGTTGCACTAATTGTGGATTTATTTTCATAGATAAATAATATCCTAATCCTGCTGCCATACATGGTAAAAATCTATAAGCCACATCAGCATCGTTTGTGTAACCTCCAGCATCTTCAATTCTTTTTAATACATAATATTTTAAAGCTGTGTAAGTATTTAAATCTGGTGCTTGATATAAACTTATTTTTGGTGTTGTTTGTCTATCTACATAATACTGAGATGGTGTTCCTGTTGATAATTTATTAGGTATCGCTGCATATGCAGATCTATCAATTTTAGTTAATGATACATCTTGAGTAGATGAGCTATCACTTGCAGCTAATGTTGTTGATATGAAAGCTTCTAGAACATCACTGACATCTGAAGCTACTTCATAAGTTGCTTGTCCAGATACTAACGCTTTTTCATTTAAATCTACTTTCCATAAATGAATACCTCTATTACCCCACTCAGCAAAAAGTAAATTTAAACTAGTCCTAGCTGATCTTA